GGATGAATTCCAGGAATTATTCTAATGAGCATGGGATTCTTAATAGTTATATCTGCATTAGACTCCTCTTCACAAACAGCCAATAGCTGTTCTCCAGATATGAGTTTTAATACTACGTATCTTTCTTCTGTCATAGGTTTACCTCTGCTACCTTGTAATTAAATTTTTCTTCAGAGTATATTTTCACACGTTCCAAGAAATGGTTTAGTGTGTGATTTTTCCATGACTTCCAATGCAAATCATCTGCAATATCATATATTTTACACTCATCTTTTCCATCTTTTAATCGTAGACCTCTTCCTATTGATTGTAAGTTTCTAATCTTACTTTTAGTTGGTGAAGCAAAAATAATATTTTCTAAAGAGGGAATATTAATTCCAGTACTAAAAGTTCCATATGAAGCTACGATAATAGCATCCGATTCAGCCTCAGTTATATGGCGAATTTCTTCACGCTGATCTGTATCTGTACCACCATATACAAAGAAGATCTTTCTTCCTTCTTTTGCTTTTTGTACGATCTGTCCGTATAGTTCTTTACCGTGCTTTTCTACATATTGAAAGAGAACCAAACTGTTTCCCTTTGTAGCTAAAGCCAAATTGCGAATAAACTTATTTCGCTCATCATTCATAACCAACCAGTCCATTTCTTCTTGATAAGTATTGTTCTTTCTCGCCTTACGAACTTCATCACTGTACTTTAGAACTATGCACTGTATATTTAGGTTTGCCAGATGGTTACTATCCATTAGTTCTTTTGTTGTAGTAACTTTATGTACTGCTCCAAATAATCCCTCTAACACCAAACGATGCACTTGTTTACCGTCTAAGGTTCCAGTTGTGCCAATACGGTAACGTATATTTTGCATCTTTTCCATTACTGAAGTCAGAGACTTAGCTTTAAACTGATGAGCCTCGTCGCCAAACACTACATTGAATTGATCAAACCAAGCTCTTGGTTGTTTATAGATAGACTGCCATGTAGTAATTAATACACTCTTACTAAATTCTCGAGTAAACCCAGAATATAGTTTTTGGCAATAATCGTTTACATTAAACTGACTATCAGCAGAGGAGTAATCTTCAAAGTCTGAGTAGAGCTGCTCAACTAGCGAAGTGGTAGGAACTATTATAATTGATTTGCGATCTCTCTCTAAATGCCAACGCAATAGAGAATAGATAATGAGAGATTTACCAGAAGCAGTAGGAGATAGTAATAGAATTCGTTCTTGGTTTATTGCTTCAGTTACTGCATCTAACTGATATTCCCGAACCTGAATGTGGTTCCCTTTGGTGTGCGGATTAAGTAAATTAACGAACTGTTCAATTTCCGCTTTTTCCTTGGTAGTGGTTGATTTAAAAGTTCCAAAATCTTTGTTTGGAATAAATTGAATCTTGTATTGGTTACGTTCGCAGAACTCCAACAAATAATTGTACAATCCTGCATAAAGAGTTTTCCTGTGTAAGTCATACAGCCTAATCCAGCCATCCCATAACCTCGCTTTATATTGTGGAGTAAATTGATATCCAGGAACTCTAAACTTGAAAAAATCTGAAAGATTTTGTTCAACGTCAGGTTCAGCAAAAACTCTTATATAAACTTCACTTACCTTTTCAAAATATATCATTCTATTTTTTGTTCAATTCCATTTTCTAGTAGGACTATACCATGCCCTTCTTTGAAAACTTTTTTGTCAGTAATTGTTTTATCTCTTCGGGTAGCTACCCATATTAATGTTGGAATGTGTGCGTATGGCTTTATTTTATTTATCCACCAATTTATATCTTTTTGTATAACATGTACATCTCTTCCATCTTCAAGTAATCTTCCAGTAGCCCAATTTGCTATACCGTGATATACAAATTTTGTTGCTTTGGAATATATTACCTTTAGTGTTTCGTCTATATTACTTTCCTCTATATGTTCAAGTACATCAGTATTTATAACTGCGTCAAACGTTCCTTGAGGAAGTTTATCTATACCCTTTACTGCTGGATCGTATAGTGTAGGAAATATTCCCCACAAATAGTCATGGTGCTGGTCTCTTGCTTTATATTGCAATCCCTTACCAGAACCAAAGTCTAAAATGGTTTTTATATTTCTTGATCTTATCTGTGGCTTTAGAAGTAAGCCATGTCTTTTAAATGAAGCTCCCCAATATCGTTGGGGATTTTTATGTTGTTCCCTATAACTATCAATAAGGTCCATTACATTCCAACTAAAAATTGCTTCCATTTAATGCCGTTGGAAATTTGGAAATCTCTAGATTTAATCTGTGTTAAAACAGACTCTAGAAAATATATAATAGAATTGATATATTCTACTTTAACATCTAATCTATTAAGCTCTTCATCTCCAGATAAAAATTCATCCATCTCGTTTTTGAGTGGCTTTATTCCTTGCCACTGCTCCCAGCCGAGTGTTGCCAACTCATCTCTGGAGAGTTCGCCTCTGTAATATCTAAACTTATTTTTGCGCAAAATATTATAGTCATACTTCAACTTAGAAAGTCTGACTTTATTGTCTATCAAATATTGAATATATTTGGCGTGTAGGTTAGGTGTTTTGGTTGATTCTTCACCCAAGTGATCATCATCAATACTACTATCTTCTTGCCACATCTTTTGCAAATCTTCTAAATTCATAATATCTCCTCAAGTTACTTCATGATATTATACTATAAACTGCAATTTAAAGAAACTTATATCTTGCATACCTAAACACAGCGTCTCCAACAAGGTATTGGACATCGGTGTTTGTTGATTGGAATATCATAGAAGTAATGCTTATTGGAAATATGTCTACAAAACTAACTGTTTTTACTGCAACATTATTAGAACCTAAGATTTCTAAAGTTCCGTCAGAATAGTTTTTTGCAAGATCATTTACCAATTCACGACTGTCTGCTGAATTGAATGTAGTATATTGAGTATAACTTTCAGGAAATCCTAATGCAACAATCCAGTTATGTAACTGAATGTAATTTGCCATGTTCTCATCAACTAAGAATCTTACATTAAGAGTATCGTAAGTTAGCATTTCTCCTGGAATTGGCTGAACAGAAAATGGTGTGTTCATTTCTGGCGCACCTAATGTTAATCCAGGAAGATTTACCTCTTGACAAAAATATGTAAGGGTAGGAAGTTTTTGTATACTAAATCTAAATCCATTAGGTGAGAGGGGATTTATATTAGTAGGCACTGGGCATGTTAAAGTTCCTGCCATGGTTGTGATTCCTTTTAGATGTTTGTATTATTTAGGTAATTTAACATACGTCATACCTCTATAGGGTTTACCTTCTCTGTGTCTTCGATGAAAAACTATATCGCTATAACTACGTTCTTTACACCAGTTAAGTAAACCAACGACAAATTCTTTTGTTCCATCTGCGTGTGATATTTCATATAAACAAGAGTTGGTTTCAGATGATCTTATTTTTGCTAATTTTGATGCTTTTTTACCCAGCATTGGATGAATCCATTCACCATTATCTATTTGCCGTTTTCTTGATTCACTTATTTTCTTTTTGGATTTTTCAGACTGTTTACGTCCAGACATACCTTTATGTGATGGATTTAGTTCTCCTGAAGCAAATCCTACGCTTTTATTGTTCCAATTCATACACATTGGATCGTCGATGTGTATAGCTATTGCTTTTTCTTCAGCCAAACAAAGTTCTTCAAATGTGCTGTAAGTAGATAATATTTCTCTTGATAGCGTAGATTTATCCTTAATAGAACGAACCCATGTACCTGAACCCAGATAGGTATCTGGATATTTGCGAGAGCATCTACCAATATAGTATCTGCCATCAATATGAGTAGTTTTATAGATAAACATAGTAATATTATTTAGTTAAAAGTAAAACTTACAAACCCATTTATATGAAAAAGAGGGCGAGATTGCCTCGCCCTCAGATACCGCTTCTAGGTCGGTTTAGTCAGAATTTGATTATTACATCAAATTGGTGACTTTCACTCTCCTGTAGTAGTAGTTCTCGTCAGCTGCCAATCCACCAGCACCGTCAAGCTCAACGAATGGGTTAGCTACTAGACCATAACGTGTCTTAAAGCCAATTTTTGGCTGGAAGGTGTTAGGATCTACAGCACGA